TCAAAACCCCTTTCCAATCCCGTAATGATCTGTTCCCACCATTTTTTTTCTTCATCGGTTTTTTGGGCGGGTGGAGGCAGTACAAGGGTAGGTGTTTGACCACTTTCTGCGGCTTGCAAGGCAGTATCAATTTGAGCCAGCCGATTACCGAATAGCTCTTCGTTAGTCTTAGTAGTGTATTGTCGTGCTGCTCCGTATCCTCCCATCCGGTTACGAAGCTGTGACCACTCCTGTAGCTCTTTATTACTTATACCGGCTGTAGGCTTCATAGCCATGTAATCAAACTGCTGTTTCAACGCACTTCTGTGATATAAATCATCTATTTCAGCATGCAGTTTAGCTTTAGTTTCTTCTGATGCCCGCATTGTGTTTATACGCGAGTGGTATGAAGCTGCTCCCTGTTCCATTCTTTCAACAGTTTCAGGCATACCCATCGTCATTTTGTTATACTCTTGGGTTTTATAGGCTTGGATTTCTTGAATCTTTTTTATACCTATGTATGCACCAGCAATAACAGCGGCCAGCAGTCCAAGCTTTAGAGCAAGAATAGCTCCACCAGATTTCAATGCTGTAACAATTTTAGCTATCCCCCCGCCTATTGCAGATGTCCATGTTTTTATATGGGTTCCAAATGCTGTACCAAAGTTCTTAAGGTGCGTCCCGGCTGTTTGGGCAAAGTTATACAAGTGTGTTCCTATTGATTTTGCAAAGGTTACTATGTGTGTTCCTAATGATTTTGCCACATCACCAACCTTTGTACCTATAGTTCGTGATAGGTTGACTATGCCATGCCCTACTGTTTTTGAAAAATCTCCTATTTTGGTTCCTACTGCTCTACCAAAATCTTTAACATGACCACCAAATGTTTTGGCAAAATCGGCAATGTGTCTACCTGCTGTTTTACCAAAGTCTAATGTGTGCCGCCAAGCAGTCTTGCTAAAATCAACTACGTGTCTGCCGAGCGCTTTTGACAACTCTGCTATATGGTGTCCTGCTGTTTTTGAAAAATCAATTACCTTAGCACCGATAGCATGAGCAAAGTCAGCAATTTTAGTACCAACTATTTTTGAAAAATCAATTACCTTAGTACCGACAGCATGAGCAAAGTCAGCAATTTTAGTACCGACGGCAATAGCAAAGTGGGCAACCCCGATACCAATAGCTTTTGCTAAAGCAGTAATGTGTGTTCCTACTGTACCTAAACTGCGTGTAATCAGATGGAATACCCCACCAAGATGTCGTCCTATCCAGCCAACACCAAGTAATGTCCCGACATTTCCAAATACACTACCAATTTTTCCTAACCGACCTTTCTTTTTTCCTTCGCCACCTGCTTCTGAGCCAAACCCTTCACCCTTGCTTCCTTTGAATATATTTAGTAAATCCCTTGTCCATTTAGCACGATGTGCTAAATCATTAAAGAACACAAATAACCCATCAGCTATATGCGATGGGCTTCCGCCAAACATGGGTGCTGCACCTGATGGTACTGGTGGGGCAACGGAAGTAGTGCCGAACGAAGGAATATCGAATCCTACACTTGGTCTTTTGCCTGCTCCACGACTTCTAAGTGCAGCCATTCCTCCCATTGCAGCCTTACCTATTCCTTGGGCTGCCTTTTGGCCAACTTTACCAATGCCATAAGCTACGGGAAGTAAATCAAAGTAGGGTCCCATCAATGGCCCTGCTACTTGGCTTGCAACACCGTAACCTAATGCAGTTCGAGGGCTTATACCGATACTGTGCAGTGCGGCCCCTAAAATACCTAATTTACCATAACTTGAACCTCGCCGATGTTCATTAAATGCTCGTTTTGCTTGGGCACTTATCTGCTTAGTCATCCGCATAGCTTGCGGGCTTACACCCGTCATCTGGTAAGCGGTTCCCAAAATAATGTCTTTATCAGCGTCTTGGCCGATCTTAACGAGAATAGTTTCTTTTACCTGCTCTATCTGTAGAAGAAGTCGATTTAGTTCGGCTAAATCTTTCCCGTCTATAGCATGAGTGGTATATTCAGGAAAAGTTGTACGCAGTAGTGATACAGCCCGTTTCGTAAACGTGATTGCTTGCTGAAGCAACTGGGCTTCTTGAATACCAAGCTTTTCCCTAACTCTGTAGTAATCCAGCATCGCTTGAAAGGCTGGTAGATACTCCCTATTCAAGGACTGAATTAGTAATTGAGCTTGTTGTGCATCTTTATTCTTAAGAGGTTTCATTTTCCGAAGTGCCTTACAAAGGGAGATTGAGCAGATGAAGATTTCTTACCGAAATCCTCGTAGTACTTCTTTTCTTCATCTTTTTGCCGCTTGAGTCTGTTGTAGTGCCAGCTAATCTCTTTTATCCCCATATTATCATAATCAGATGGGGGTATGTGGCAATAGTACATCAAGAAGAACTTGCGTTCATATTGATGACTAAGCTTTGGCGGTAAATTGAATAATGTCGTCCAGTCGAAAGGGTACAACCACCTTTCCACTTTCTCCACACTTAGGACAAACATAAGGGGCCATGAAATCAGGTCCATGTTCAAAATGAGCATGGTATTGACGCACCTTATTTAGTTCTTTAGAACTAAGTTCCTCAAGCATCAATACTTTTTTGTAGATATCTGGGCTACCATCTTCCAAACTCATTGCATACGCATACAAGTAAGATGCATCCTGCTTCTGTGCCCACCCCATTATTTCTACTTCATCACCTAAAGTTAAGAGCCTTATTTTATAGGCTTGCCCATTCAAAGTAACACTATAGTCTTGTTGATAATCTTCTGGCAATTCGTGGGATTCAATCCTGCCAAGATCAGCATTTATTTTGATTTCTTCAAAACACTTTTCACATATCATTGTTACTGGATAAATTGATGTATAGGAGTTAATTGCTTCCCATAGGAGAATATGCATTATATCTCCAATTGTCATGTCAATTGGGTCCATTCCTTGTACAACATTACGCATAACTTCCAGTATTTTCTTTTTTGGATTCCCGGCTGGCATTTGAACAATTAACTGTTCGTCTTTACCTTTGAATGTGCGGACCTTAATTGAAAGTGGGTCTACTTCGTAGGGCTTACCACGTGACGGAAGACTAATAGGTACGTATTCACTGCTCATCTTTCTCTCCTTATAAAATTCTTAATCGAAGAAATGCTTATTTCTTCTTATAAACTCTTGCGTCCTTTGAGGTATTTTTTCAACCTTACCAGGATAGTAAATTGTGTATTTACTTCTTCCTCTACTGATTTTGGATTTTGTTTCAATATAATGTTTTCTTGTTGTTAATACGGCGTTTCGCAACTTATCAATTGTTTGCTTTAGTTCACTTTCTGTTGTTATTTTCTTAATTCGCTCCACTCTCTTCTGAGTGGGTATGTGCTTTTCAATAACTGGTGTTGATTTTTTGAACTGTGCAAACTCCTTTGTATTTGGGTCTACATCGTCAAACTTAAACTCAAGTTCGTATCCTACTAATTCTTCCGAACCATACCGAAGGTTATATGCTGGAAAGCTTACCGGGAAAACCCCCTTCAAAGCTATTACATTTGCCACGTCCCCTGATGGATATTCAAGAATTACATAAATAGCCTTTTTGTAAGTTGTTGGAAGATTGAATCTTCCGAGATTGTCTACAATGAGTGTTCTCCATTTATCCATATAGGATGTTATTAGGTCTGGGGCAGACGTAATAAAGGAAAAAGTTACTGAGCCTACATCGAAGTCTATTGGTACAAATTTCTTTCTTACACCAACCTTTAATGACCCAATATCAGTAACATTATACTGATTAAATGTGATACCTTGACAATACCCACCTATTTCGTCACCAGATGCACTAATACCGTACATATCCGGGAAAACTACAGTCCAACAGTAAGCTCGTTGTAGATCATCCGTATCGAAGGTGGCATTGTTAGGTAAAGTCATTATTAGACCACTTCCCACCTATCGTAGCTAAATGTTACAGTTACCATGATGGCGTCTTCACTCTCTTGTGCCAGATTGACATCCGACATTCGTTCAGGATAACAACCGATTAACCGTATTCGTTCAGCTACAGTTTCATCCATATTTAACAAGTGTAAATAGATATCAATTTTGTAGTCTGCTGTACCTACAAAATATCTGTCGTGGATAATATCATTCATCCAGTCGTAGAACGTAAGCAACATTGCTCGATCTTCACCTTCCAAGAAAGTCACATCCCAACTGTGAGGATAAGCAATCTTTCCAACGAATTTTACACCGCCTGTTTGTTTGAATGGAACAAGGATTCCCCCAAACGATCTTTCAGGCATGGACGTACTCTGCGCTCTTATAAGCAGCGATCTTGTGTTACCTTCAAGAGGGCTTGGAATTACAATTTCCCACAAGTAGGTACGTGCAGGGTTGTAAATCTCATTCTGTAGAGCATCAACATTCATTTCTGCCATTGTTACTATCTCCTAATTACAGCATCACTCCACGTGAAATGAGTTCTTCAAATGAAGCACCACTGGTTGTTACAATTGTTTGTAGTTGGATGAATTCACCTGCCCCTACCGGCTTGATAAACACATCGACATTGATTTGATTATCATCCGTAACTGATGGGGTGTTGTTTTCATTATCACACTTTACATAGAAGCCATTATCACCGTACTCTGTCTGGAAACCTCCCTGTGAGGCTATTCGGTCGAGGTATTGTGTCATCATGCCAGTTATTCTAAACCACGTAAGTTCAGTAGTAGGCTCAAACGCAAAATACCGCAGGGATACCGACATTGACTTTTCAATAGTGATAAGCAGTCGTCTAACGTTGATTCTATCAAGCCGAGAAGCTTTGACTTGCATAGTTTTTTGGCCCCACAATACAACACCTTCACCACGGAATACCTGAATAGGATTCATACCCTTTGGATACAAGGCATCCCGATCACCTTGGTTAAAAGTGCGTGTGCAGCTAAGTACATTCAGCCGTCCTCTATTGAAACCTGCCGGAGCGTTCCACGTCTTTCCAACTGCATCGTTGTAGCAAATAGCTCCTGCGGCATATCCAGAAGGCGGGATATTAAGGATTCTATCATTGTATGCATCGTTAATTACACAATGGCCAATGTAGAGTCCTGCATAGCTGCTGTTTGCATTCAATGTCGTGTTGCGGTAAGCCAAGGCATCAATATTGTTTGCTTCTTCACTTTCCGGAACTGATAACAAAGCAATACAGTCCTTACGTGCTTCGGCTATAGCAATCATAGCAATTTGAATAATGGCAATATCTGATGCTGTGAAATCTGACGTATAGCCACCATCAATCATTAGCCGAATATCGACATCTTCAGCGTCAGCAAATCCATACCAACCACTTTTAGCACCTGCTGTACCTACAATAGTAGATGCCGTAATAGCTAACCCATCCGAACCACCTGAGAACGTAACCGTTGTGGAATTTTCTTTAGGCAGAACTGTATCCGCAAGTACGGTATTGTCTTTTACATTGATGTAAGCACTATAACGGTTTATTTTGTCTTCCATGTACAATTGTCTTCCATATCCGTCCTTCTTGTGTTTACGTGAAACCTTCCAAGTTTCTACTTTTGAACTGATTCCATCAGAATCTACAAAATACACGTCGATTTCAAAAGTGTACTGTTCAGTAACTTCAGCTTCAGTATTATCTTTTACATTTTTTATAATTACTTGAATGTTGTTGTTCCAAGCTCCAGGGTCTTTAGCCATAACGCTAAATACCTCATCGTCAAAGCCTGACTGATTGTAAAACGCCAGTGTAGCTTGACCAATGTCAAAGGCCATGTTGACTTCATTTGAATCAGACTTAACAACGTGCATGCCGCCATACAACGGACTATTTACTACTCGTCTGCAATATAGCTGACTGCCGTGTTCCAAAAATGCAAGAGCGCTGTAGTGAAAGTAATTACCAGGTACAGGTTCCCCATACTCTTGTACAAATTGTTGCCGATTGGTAATTAACTGGACATCAAGTGCCCCCTTGTGTGAATAACCAACCAAAGCACCTATTGTTGTGGAAATTGCTGGCACTATGTTGGAAATATCTTTCTCAATAACATAAACGCCTGGGCTAACATAAAATGCCATCTTTTATCTCCTTACGAATCCTCTTCTGTAAATTCATAATTTCGTCTGAATAGGCGAAGTGTCATTTCTAATTCGGTGTCTTGGTTTGAGTCCTCGACTACTACTTCGCTGTATTGTTCTTCTGTTAAATCATCTTTATCATAGAATGTAAGCTGAATCTTCTTACATGTCTTAACCGATGTTCCTATTAAAGCTAATCCGTCCACTGTAACCGGAGTCATTAGTGTGAATATAGTCCCTCTTTCGTATTTCTGTCGTATCGTTGATTCATCACTTAGCGCTCCAAAATGTAAGTGCAACCGTACTGGAAAGGTCTTTTCAATCAAATTATACTTGATATCGAAATTCAAACTAAGTCGTGGGTCGCTTAGTTGCCAGAACAAGTACCGTTCAGCAATAAGGCTGAGTTTTTCTAAGTCGGTAGTCCAAAACCACACATTATAACTCATAGCAACAGGAATGGATTTTATTACTGCAATATCCGTAAGAGTATCATCTATGTAATCCATTAGGTGTCCGTGCCTGGCTGCGGCTGTTCGCATTCTTGACCAGTCTGGCGCGAGTTGAGTTCTCCACACATTGATAAACTCAAGCTCTACGTTATCTCGTTTCTCAGACATTTCCCGCAAGGCTATTTCTTTGGGGTATAGTAATACACCTTGATTTATGGATTCAAGTGTAAGAATATCCCCGAACTTGTCGAACAATATTCCTCTTAGACCAATGTCGATAGTTTGCAGAAAACTGGATTTACGAATTACCGTTGGCGCGGGCATTGTTAGACCTGATTATGTGTAAAACTCTATTCATCACCTGTTGTATGTACTCTTCCGATACTGTCTCCACTCGTTTAGCGATATGGTATTCAATAAACGATTCCAATTCAATTCCGACTGTTCCTGTGTTCAGGTAGCTGTAAAAGTCATTAACAATTATCTTTGCTAATTCGTTACAGCTTGGTTGCTTACCTAATTGTTTATCCTGCTCGCCCATCTAATCTCATTTTACCCCCCGGCCTTACCACTTCAGTAAGGTCTTTAACAAACTGTACTTTACCAGTTAGTTGTTCAGTGTTTTCTACAGCTACATTCTGTATTGTAGATTTTGGGGGAAGGGTTAGGCTATTACCTCCTTTTAACATAACCGTAACATCTTCTTCTGAGATATTTGTTAGCTTTGTAATTTGCATTATACTGTCTCCCTCAATTCACGATTTACAGTCCTTCGTGGTACGGCTTTCCATGCGTTTACTAACGATGCATCGTGTAGCTTGGCAATTACGTGATCGACTAATGTAAAGTCTGTTTGCTTTTGCATGTTTGACGGTACGTATTCAACCGGAACCCGGATAAAACTATCTTTTACTATGTCAACACTAACCGAGCTACCAGTCGTGTTGTATGCATAATTAGGCAACCTAATTAAAATTGGTAACTCATCTTCTACGTAGATACCCAGATTCTTAAGTCTATAAGTTGAAGGCCTCCACTCAATAAATACATTGCATGTATATTTTTTGTATTCATAATCTGTAGGTCTTACATATACATCTAATGCTTCCACATCATCTTTGTTTGAAGGAATATATAACTCACATGATATTCCCCAATTTTCAATGGCAATATCTACGTATCTGCGCAATGTATCTATAGTTCTACGTGGAATAGCCCTACTCATTAGATACCAGCCTCTAACTCGCCCCCAGGTGCTAAGGCTTCGTCATCTGGATTTGAAAATTCGTTTTCGTCTACCCCACAAGCGTCTAAGAACTTACTTCGGTTGAAGTTAGGATTCTGAGTAGCCAGAAAGCTTGCAAATTCCTTTGCAAGATCACGAAACAAATCTTTATCTTTTGATTGCTTCATTCCTCTCTTAAGCATATCTGCAATAGCTACAAAGTGCTTTCGTGACCAAGAACCTTCTTCTAAGTCTAAGCTTTTGAGCTTTTCAAACAGTTTGAAGTCATCCATTATTTTACTCCTACTACAGTCTTAATTGTTTTTACTTCTGATGGGTCTACCTTGTCGTCTGTAATCAATGATTTGAGTTCATCGACTCCTGTTACCTTTTTGATTTTATTTATCTCGCCTTGATCTATTTTGTCATCATCTATCATTTTTTTCAGG